CGTTATTGTTACCAAATAATTTGGAGGTGGACACGTTGGTAAACACGGCGGAATAGTCCCACTATATATTTGAGCATAACCCCCATTTATTTTACAATAATTTTCTATATCATAAACAGCATGCCCACCATTGAAATCGCAATATCCCAATGGAGAATTGAACGTGGCTATACCACCATTAAATTCACAATAATTCTCTGGAGTAAAAGTAGCCACTCCACCAGTAAAATAACAACATTTATAAAATAATTCAGTTACATCATGCATTACATACATTTCACCACGCATGTATGTTCGCGTTTTTCCCAATGCGTCAGATACTTGCAAGTCATACATATATCTACCCTGAGGCATTTGCATCAAACACCCTGAAATTTCTTCAAGTAATATGGATTCAGAATCAGGAAAAGATATATTTTGACGCTCGGTAGACCAAGTTAATACTACGGCATAATTATCTTTTCTTCTAACCCTAACATCTACCTTATTAGAAGATAAATCTAAATAGTTCCCCTGCGAATCTTTAACCTTTAATAATATTGGTCCGTAATTATCTCCACGGTAAGCATCTGGAAAATTATATTGAGCAAAACTCATAATTAATAGTTACACAGAATATAATAAATAATTTATACTAAAATGCAAAAATACAAAAAAAAAGCCCCGATTAACGGGGCTCTTTTTTATAATTTCACTATACTTAGACAATGATGCCAGCAACTGCACGAGCATCAAGAGCAACTCTGCCCTCTTCAAGTCCGCCATAAAAGCCGACTTTATTAGATCTGGCAAGGAATTGGTCGTCTGGGCGAAGAACAAAACTTCCACCAGTCTCAGCATTGACAGCCAAGGTGCGGATAAATGATCTACGCGAGCGATCAATACCGATTAATAATTCCTGAGTGGTGGAATTAAATGCTCCACTATCACTTCCGTCTGGCTTAGCAAATGTCTTGCCATTTGCAATCTCTCCAAAGAGGACATTGTATTTGCGACCTTCTCCGAGTTCAAGTAACTCATGAAGCGACACGCCCCAGATATCAGACATGCCAGCTGCACTAAAGATACGATCACGAACAGAATCAGTTAATGGGATCGAAGTGGTTCCATCAACAGCTTGTCTTGTATTCACTGGGTTATAGGCAAATCCACGAATTTGTTCCATGATCTCAGGAGAAACATAGAGGTCAGTTAATCCACGACCTTCGTTTCCAACTGGAGTAGCGCCATTGTAGGCAGCATTCAATCTCTTGAGAAGGGTAATGGCTTTATTAACGTCGTCAATCTGGAACACTCCACTAGTACCAGCTTTGAAAACATGTTTGACACTTGCTCCAGCAGGACCAGTTTTGGTTTGTGCGTCGGCAAGCATTTTTAAAACAACATACCAAGCATTTCTCTCTTGCTTGATAAGCACATCGTTAGAAAGTCTCTCAAGACCTCTAGCAACAACGTCGAGACGACACTTGCGGACATAACGCTTGTCAAAGCTGATTGCGGAATCAAGAGGATAGGTTGAAACCTTGATCTCTTGGAAACTGCCGATCTGCTGAGTTGGAAGACCGCCGCCAACAGTTTGCTGCCAAACTGAGAATGTGCCTTCTGGCTCACCATAATAAAGATCAACAGGAATAGAAGGTGAGTCATCTTCATCGTAACTCATGTCTTCATAAAAAGCTGGAGCAGTTCCAGCCTGAAGTAAAACTTCTTGAATGACAGGAGAAATGAAAGCGGCAAAAGCATCCTGAGCCTCAATAGCTTGAGACTTATTGCTGGAACCCATTGCTTTCACGAGTTCTACTTGTTCTGGTGTTTTTTCAAATTTAATTTTCATATTTTTTATTTTTTATTTTTTTAATTTCTAAAAGGATTAGAGTTTGATGTCGATTAACACGAAACCATTTGCGTCTTTTGGTCCAAGAGCTTTGGCAACTGCTAAAGCACTACCAGGAGCAACAACTTTAAGTGAACCATCATTAGCGTCAGAAATAGCAAGACCACTTCCAAAGCCACATGTTCCACCAGCTTCGCTCACTCCACTATAAAGAAAAACGCCACGTTTTACAACTGGCACAGCCTCACCGCTGATAACCACATCACGCTCAGCAGCCTTACGTGGTTCAAATTTTAAAGGATAACCATTCTCATCAACGCTTTTAACGTCTTTAAGGGTCATTCCAAGAATTAATGCTGGAGCCGTTCCTGATGGAGCAGCAACAACTTTACTGGCAACATTGAATCTTGCGGAAACTGTTCCATCAATGAAACTGTTGTTGTCAAAAGCAGATTGAGCAGAAAGGTTAAATCCATTACCAACTGCGGTAACGAAAGTGCCCTTATTGCCTTCTCCTTGAAGAGCGAAAAGGTTAATTACCTCATGCTCACTATAATCTCTAAAAGGTCTAATTGTCATATATTTTATATTTTATTTGTTTATTTTTGTATTTGAATTTTTACTGTTTCGCTATTGAATGCTTTAGCAAATTTTTGCTTGAGCGTCTCTGTAGCTACAACTCCATTATTAGGAATTTCACTTTCAGAAGCGCTAGCTTTTTCTAAAGCTTCCACAGCTTCTTTTTCTACATCTTTGATATTTTTTTCGGATGCCGAAACTTCATTTTCTTCAGAGGCGCGGGATTCTTCTTTCATTTTTTCCTGTTCCATTTTCATTTTTTCAGCCATTGCCTTCTTGCTTTTGGCTTTTGCGAAAATTTCGAATGCTTTGTACCAATTTTCGAAACCGCCCTCTGTTAAATCTTTAATCTGGCTTCCAATGATTTGGCGCTCTTCGTCATTCAACTCAAACTCTTCGTCTATAGAACTCATTCTATTTTGGAAAAGCTCTTCTTTAGCGCGGACCTCCGCCTCTGATTTAATTTTATCTAATTCAGCTTGAAGCAATTCGCCAGTCTTCTTTAATTCTTCCAATTGGTTTTCTAATTGGAGTCTTGATGCTTCAGCTTCAGCCATTGCTTTTTCCTGAACTTGTTTTTCTTCAGCAAATTTTTCACTGGCTTTTTTAATTTCGTCTTCAAACAAAGCTTTAATGTCTGTTGCACTAACTTGTTTTAAAGAGTCATCACTTAAATCTTTAATTGATCTTATAAGCATTTTTTTATTTTCCTTATTTTCTAATGTTAAATTTTCAGACGTGGCAATGTTTTCCGAGCCAGTATTAAATTCATTTTTATTTATATTTGTTTCTACAAGAGTTTCTACGGTTTGGGAACTATTAAGTGACTGATCAGTATTATCTGCTGATTTATCTTCGGTTGAATTTGCTTTCGACTCCTCAAGATTGGATACCGCAACGCCCTTTACATCAGCTGCTGGATTTGTTGTAAATCCAATTCCAAGCGGTAAAACCTCTCCTACTAAATTTATATATAACGGAGATCCGTCTTCGTCAACCCCGCTTCCACCAAAATGAGATAATTTGTCTTTCATTTTTTCTACAGCGCCTTCATCAGAAAAAATAGTAGCATCAGATAAATTTTTCGAACCCTTGGCTATATTAAAATTTTTGAATCCCATTTCCCAACTAGTTGATATACTTAAATACGACGCTGATGAAGGATCAGAAGATTCTTCTAGTTTTGCAGCAAACTCGTCATTAACAACTCTCCAAACAAATCCACTCAACACAACATTAAAAGGATCTTTTTTATCTTTTACTTCTTCAAGAGTTAGCGGCTTATCGGTTCCATATTCGCTAAATCCATACCCAGTTATCAAACCAGCAACATTTTTTCTTTTATGCTCGATATTCATCGGCTTAAACTTAAAATTGTCAACCGAAGACAAAGCCACTTCAGTTGAGATAACTTGACCATTTTTATTAGCCATGTTCACGACGAAAGCATTAAAAGCCACACCAATTAAATCATAATTCTTTTCTAAGTCAACTGAAGAGTCAAGAAACGGTCTCAATGAGTCGATCCCCGCTTTTGCAATATTGATATCAGAATCTTCTGGTAAAAATATTTTAACTGGCTCTGATGCGAAAATCGTTTCAAATGGAAAGCTGACTTTCATTGACGGACGATACTCATCATTGATTAAAATATACGAATTTTCAAATTTAGGCATTTTAATTTTATTGTAATAAAAATTTACACAATTTTATATTAAATGTGGAATAATTTTTAAGTTATTTTTAAACGCATGATTCAACTAAATCGGCTTCGGCTTCTCTTCTTTCAATTAAGCCGTCTAATCCTTTTCCAATCCACAATCTTTTCATTTTACGAAACTCTTGAGCAATGTTTTTATAATCTTTTTTGGGGACAAGAACTTTTATATTTCTCATTTCTAATCTTTTATCTCCAGTAAGACTCGTGCCCCTATTAAACACCAAAGAAACAATAGCTCCGTACGCATCTGGATGTAAATCAGATAGTCCAGGAAATGTTTTTTCTGCAAGTTTCGTAAATTTTGGCCAAGTTAAACTTTCAAAAATTTTTAATGCCCTAGCCCAATCGACAACAATATCGGCTGATCTCAACAGTTTTGTATAGTCTTTCCCCCTATCTGAGGTTTTTCCGGATGCGCCCTGAACTAGCTTTAGTTTATCGGCGGGCAAGAAAGAAAAAATTTTCGCCAACTCTGCTTCAGAATAATAAGCACAATCCACTCCAATTGCAATCGTTGGTCCAGATGCTCCGCCAGGCCAAGTAAATTTAGAAAGATACTTGTTATAATAAGATTCTCCACCCCCAACTTCGTATTTGTAAAGAAGCTGTAGCGTTTTTTCCGATGGCTTATGCGAGTTCATAATCATCTTCCTTGGCATTTGTATTAATCACTGTAACCTCGTTGATTGTTTCGCTTTTAACAGAAGCCGCTGAATGGCTTCCGTATTTTAAATCAACTACCATTTCTGCGCCCACATAGGACGCAATAATAATTGCAAGAATTTCAATTGTTTTTGAAAAAATAGTCACAAAGCCAGTAATGTACTCCGGCGGCGCGGATGGAATAAAAAACATAAAGCCAATTGTTGAAAAATAAAAAAATGCAAGAATCACCACAGATGTAAAAACAATATAAAATTTACTAGATTCTAAATGATTAAGCTTTTTTAATCTTTCGACTTCGATAGGCGAAACATTTGGCGGCGCGACGTCATTTCTCAAAAATGAAAGAGCTGTCAACACGATATTTTTAGCATTCTTAAGCATTTTATAATATTCCTTTTATTCTTAAGTAAACCCCTCCAACTATAGAGAGCAGAAGAATAATAATTAAAACATTTCTCTGCAAAATAGCCAAATCTTTTTCGACTAACTTTTTCTGCATTATGTTTAAATCTTTGACCATTTTATCATTATACTCCATTTGTCGAATAAGCTCTTGGTCTATAGTTCGCCTTGTCTCTATTAAATTAGCATTGTCTTTTTCTATTTGCGCGTATGTTTCCTTATCTTTCAAAAGCTGTTGATATTCTTCAGAGCTAACGACTACCAAAGTATCATTTTTATATTTTTCTGGAACAACAATAACACGTTGTTTATTGATAACAGTCGGAGTAACTTTGTTACTGCTTGTAATATTATCTATATTTTTTTTATAAACAGCCTGTACGTCGATTCTATTTTTTGGCGGCTTAACTAATCTTGTGGCTTCACTAGAATATTTATCAGCCAAATCAATTCTAGCCGATTCAAGAGAATCCTTGGTTGCATAAACAGTGCGAGAAAGAGCCTCTGATTGCTTTTCAGTGTAAACCGTGCAAGAATTAAAAATCAATATAATAAAAACAAATAAAATAGCCCTTTTCATGTATTTGATTACACATTTGAGTATTTTATTAGAATACTATATTAATTTTCAGAATTCAAATTAAAAAAAGCTGCGGCAGCTTCATCGCTGTCAAACCAGTACCACCCGAGCATTGGATATTGATAATTATCTTTATTTTCTCTCGATATTTCTACCCCAGGTACCAAAATACTGTTGCGCACAAATACAATTTCATTATTATTTAAACTATAAAATCCAGAAGAATTATTCATATAAATTAAATTTTAATCTCAATTCACTACTGTCCAAAATTTTCCAGTCGCTATTGACGGATCATAACCAGGTTGAGAAGTTCCATAATTTTGAGTAACTCTAACAATTTTATGAATTCTCATTTCGGCTCCAGTTAATGGAGTATCAAAAACTATCGCCGGATTCGTGAACGCACCCGTTGTTATCGTAATTCCAGTCGATGTGGACGATTTTATTAAATAAATATTTGATTCATTAAGAGGACTACCGCCAGAAATATTTCTGAAGAATACGCTATTATTTACTACCCAAGGCGCGGCATTTGGCATACCAGATGCCCTTATAATACTTGATCCAGAAGCTCCAGAAGCCACAACATGCCGATTGGTGTCTAAATTTTGAAATAAATTATTTAACCCAGATGCATTAAATTTACCACCAATAACATTTAATGCAATAAGCCTTATTGGGTCAGGACTAGAAAATTCAGTTAAATTTGGATTAGATGAAAGTGGAAGATAAAATGATAAGTTTGCACCAGGGAAAGAACAGTTAACTTTCCTTAAATTAGTACACGAGGCGAATATATTGGTTATTATACCGCCACAAGAAAAACCACTAACAGATTCTAACTGTGTGCAACCTTGAAAAGCTGATACCGCACTTGCGACTCTAGATAAATTATATATTGGTAAATATTTAAGTGACGTGCATGACTGGAACATTGATGTAATATTTGTTATTCCACTTGTTTGAAAAGTTGGCGCAGTTATTAATTCAGAACATCCAGAAAACATACCAGCGGCACTAGTTACCTTAGATGTATCTCCAAGAATAACACTTTTCAAATTTGAACACCCATTGAACTCATTAGCCAATGATGTCAAATTGCCCAAATTATATATCGTAGCCTGTTCAATATATCTATGTCTTGGAGAGTTTCCAGTTCGCGCAATATTTAAACTGTTTCCAGCTGACAACAAAGGAGCATTCACATAAACATCTAACCATTTTGTATTATATTGCTTTGAAGTATAAGAATCAAAATCTGGATGGCTGGCCGACAAATCTAGTAAATTTAAATTACTTCCAGAAATAGGATATGCAGAAATTATAGCCTGTCTATATCCGAATATATTTTCACCAGTATTCGAATAAGAGTTATAATTTAAATTTTTAGAAGCAATTGATCCGGCTAAATATGTTCCACTTGTGCCATCTCCCCATTCGACACAAAAATCGCCACTCATTTTTATAGCAACATGATTATCATCGGACGGACTATCAACTTTATGTAATCCGACAAATCTTTGTTGACCAATTACGCTTGGCACTGAAAGCCAACCGCTAGGTCTATTCCAAATATTTGGATCATAATAATTTGTTGTAGTTTCTATTTGATTAAATAGCGGGATTGCGCCCAAATAAGCTTTTGATAAATTAGGCATAATTTTGATTCTTTTTTATTTAAATTTTATTAATATTATTATTGATTTTGTCCTTTAATTGACGCGAACCATCTTTGTCCAGCATCATGCGTCATGAATGAAAATGTATCGACTTTTCCAGCATTTGTAGATAAGGTTGGAGGGGTTGAATTATTCCATCTAACTCCAGAAAACCAAGTTACAGTTCTTCCGTTTCCATCTGATTCAAGTTGAAGGTCAAATGATGTGACAGCCCCAGATGCTATCAAGCTATTCAAATTAAATCCAGTTATATTTTGATTTAAATTAACATAGAAAAATTTAGACTGCGTTAAATTTAAATTTAATTGACCGTTTGATATTGATGGAATATTTTTATAACTTTCAGCAGCATATCCATTTCCATCTGATATAATATAAAGAGTATCGGAATAAGGCTCTGGAGAAACTAATCCATTATATTCAGCCTGCGTTAATGTTCTTATTGATGAGCATCCATTAGAATTTATAACTTTATTTGATAATTCCGCTGACAGACCAGATACATTACTTATACTTGGAGTAATTCCGCGCCAAATGTTCCCATCATTGAATAAAAAGTCGCCGCTAACAGATCCGGTAACATTCACATTATGCAATTCATCTAATTCATATCCATTTTGAACTTTAACAAATATTTCTCCGTTAATAGCGTGTTTTCTCATCACGACACCCAAATAGACAAGATGATTTGGAGCAACTGGCTTGTTAGCTAATCCATAAATTAAATTTCCAGTCGGACCAAGCCAAATCGGATCTCCCTCAGCGGATGCCAAGCTTGTATCTATTTTTTGCAAAATTCCATCTGTTATAACCGTGCCAGAAGCATTTTGCAATAAACTATCTTGAAAAATTAATCCAAGAGTTTTTGAAGATTTGCCTTCCGAAGCGTTGGAAGCCAATGCGACTAGTATATTAGCACCCGCAGCTCCAGAGATATAAACCGGCTGACCTTTATAAATTGTTGAGCCATTGTTATTTTTTACATTTACTTGAGATGAATACAAAAGTCCACTGATTACCGTATTATTCTGAACTTCTCCACTTAATAAAACACTTACTCCATTTACAGTAGGTCTACTATAGAAATTTTTAATTCCACTTATATTTTGATCGCCAGTTATATTAACCGTATTAGGATTGGTGCTGCTCAGAGTAATAAAACCGCTTGGGTTGCTTGCTGGGTAAAAGAGTCCAGAAGCGAGCGTGGCAATCGTTCCAAGACCAAGGGAGGTTCTTTGGGAAGCGGCGTCGGTACCAGTTAATAGAAGTATTCCAGCGGCGGATGAATCGGAAATTTGCGAGGCAATATGCGTGTGACCAGTTAATGAGTAACTGGACATACTCAAGTTGCCGGTAATAAAACCGCTTGGGTTGCTTGCTGGGTAAAAGAGTCCAGAAGCGAGCGTGGCAATCGTTCCCAATCCAAGAGACGCTCTTTGTGAAGTTGCGTCAGTACCAGTCAAAAGCAGTCTTCCAGCTGCGGATGCGTCAGAGATTTGCGAAGCGGCGTGGGTATGACCAGTCAATGAGTAGTTCGACAAGTTTCCAGTTATGTAACCGCTTGGATTGCTAGCTGGATAAAACAATCCAGACGCAAGAGTCGCAATCGTTCCCAATCCAAGAGACGCTCTTTGTGAAGTTGCGTCAGTACCAGTCAAAAGCAGTCTTCCAGCTGCGGATGCGTCAGAGATTTGCGAAACGGTGTGGGTATGACCAGTTAATGAGTAATTAGACAAGTTTCCAGTTATGTAACCGCTTGGATTACTTCTTGGATAAAATAACGCTGCATCAATTGCGCCGGTTATAAATCCACTTGGATTACTTGCTGGATAAAAGAATCCAGATGGAAGCGTGGCAGCCGTTCCTAGTCCATTTACGTCCGATGCGTTTAAAGTAACAATACCCTGCTTGCCAGCAACGCTCAATACTCCAGTAAATTGACTGCCCTGCACGTCCGATATTATATACAATGTGTCGGCGTACGGCTCTGGATAAGGCAATCCATCATATTCAGCTTGCGTTAATGTTCTTACTGACGAGCATCCATTATCATTTTTAATTAATTTTAAATCTAGAGGACTCTTGGATCTCCATAAAGGTCCATCATTAACTAATAAAGATCCGCTAACCGCTCCAGCAACCATTACATCATGAAGATCGTCCAATTGATAACCATCTTCAATTTTAATATAAGCGATTCCCTGATCTTGACCAGTTCCAGCTTTCTCTACAAACCCCAATGAAACAAGATGGCTTGGTGGGAGCAGCTTCTGATTAGTAATCGAGCCATGCACTGGTCCTAGATAAATCCTATCGCCGTTATTAAATGAATTTAAACTAATACCAGTAATTAGCCCCCTATTAATAGCATAACCAGTTTCTCCCGGCATTAAATTATGAGATAAAATTCCAATCGTATTACTAGATGTTGCATCTCCAGTGGAACATGCAAGTTTTACTGACGCAATCTCATCGTTGCCCCCTCCAATCAAGTAAACAACCTGTCCTTTCGTTATCGGAAATGATTCATTATTTGCTACTTGAACATAATTACTTAATCCTAACTCAATCTTTACTTGTCCGTCTTTTAAATAAGAAGTAAAAATTCCACTTATATTTTGATCACCAGTTGAATATAATAAAGTTGTTGGCAGTTTAGCAGCTTCACCCGACAATAAAATTCCAGTTCCATTAATTGTCGGTCTTGAGTAAAAATTCTTTATTCCGCTAAGCGATTGATCACCAGTTATATATGCCGCTGAATTTAAAATGTCACGAAGCGAACTTATGTCTGATATTTGATGTCCATGACCAGAAACTGTATATCCGCTTGGGTTGCTTGCTGGATAGAAGAGTCCAGATGCGAGCGTGGCAATCGTTCCCAATCCAAGCGAGGTTCTTTGAGCCAAAGCATTAGAACCAGTTAATAATATTCTACCAGCGGCGGTAGAATCAGAAATTTGCGAAGCAGTATGCGTGTGCCCGCTTAATGAATAATTTCCCACTCTTTGTTTGGCGTCAAGTTCTGAGCGCAAGCCAATAATATCATCAGTAGATAGAGAATCAAAAAAAGCAAGCCTTTTTAATTCTGGATTATTTTCAACATAAGACCAGGATTGTCCGTTCCAAATCCATGAAGATCCAGAAATGGTAAAAACTTGATTTAAATTTGGATTTTGAGGAAATTGTATCATATTACTTTAAATCCTAACATATTTGGTATTTTTCTTATTCCAAAACCTTGAGCCACATCTGATGGAATATTTTTAATTTGATTGTCTATTATAATCACGGAACTTCCACCACCGTCCAAATTCATAGCCGTAAAACAACCATTGTCAGCAAACATACTTCCAAGTTCTCTTTGAGTTACTCCCTCACTTATTCCAGACTGCCTGCCATCAATAACCATCATAGTAAGCTCTTTTCCAGCCCTATCTAGCCCGATTGCGGTTCTTGGTGCCAAAGTTGTATTATCTAATGTACTTATTACAACGCCGCCAGAAACAAGACCGGCAAATCCACCAACACCCAACAAGACTGGATAACTAACACTAGTAGACATTTGAGCCATTACCCCAGATCCACTATTGTTAATAACAAAACTATAATATATTCCAGTTGGTGGACTAATTTGATTTGCCCCACTTTGACAAAGTCCCACAATATTTGCTGTTCCGTCCGGCAGATTCCCCCATACGCATGAATTTATACCAACAGAAAATCCACCAGAAAAAGCCAAGTCAGAGGGGTTTATTAATTCAGCTTCACCACTATTTGGCGAGGCAAGTGGTTGCACAAAATAATTCTTGAATTCAACTTTATTTGAGGATAAATTTACATTTACCTTATGAATTCTTAATGGTCTTGGTGAAGACAGTTCTTGATATTCATAAACATATGGAGATATATTCAACAATCCAGTTGTTGAGCCTTTATATTTGAAATCTAAAGCAGTAGCAGTTACATTATATGTTCCAGTTTCAGATGGTGGCGCACTTAATCCACTATATTTAAAATCAAAATTAAATACGGCTGGAGAAGAATTGGCTATTGCTGATATTGGAGATCCGTTATGCGCCCTGTTTAACCCAGACAATGAAACCGCAGTATTTAGTTTTTGATCTGTTGCCCTCTGAACCCATACTCCATCAACAACGTCAAAAGTAGTGGCATTAGAAGTATTTATCCAAGTTGTCAAGCCCGCCACTATATTTGGCGCAGTATCTGACAATACCGTACCATTAACCTCTCCAGAAACTAAAACACTATAACCATTTACCGTAGGTTTAGAAGAAAAATTTTTAACCCCATCAATAGACTGGCTACCCGTAGTAAAAACAACATTAGCCAAATCAAGCGTCCCCGCGCCGCCACCGACTGATTGCTCTATTCTAATTATGCCATCGGTTATCATTTTTTTTAATTTTGAGCGGTAAATGCTGTCCAGAAGTTTCCATTTCCAATAGCAACTGCTCTTATACTGGTCATTGGAGTAGTTAAATACGCAGTATCTGCATAGCCTGTTTTTAAATTTTTAAATTCATAAAAATCAACCCAATCATTTGGAAAAAAGGGACTTGCATATTGTAATTTTACCGACCCATCACCACTTGAATACACAGTAAATGCAGCATCTCTAGATCTCGCTATATTTTGCTTGTCTCCAGTAAATGGAGCTGCCTGACCAGTCAAAAGCAATTTTGTTTCTATAAAAAAATGGTTCATAATAAGATTTATACACAAAAACAAATCAAATTTTTCCAATAATCCTTAAATAGATTGAATACAAGCAACTATTTATGCCATATCTTTCTTACTATGATAAAGTATAGTAGCAGACCTATTATCTATTGAGTGCGCAATAGCCAAATCATCTATTTTATTGGCAATTTCATTATCGGATGGCGATTGATTATCGACATATTTATCTATATTGTTTTCCCAATTATCCATTTCTTCATTTTGGGCTACCAACAAAGCCAATTCTGACACTATATTAGTCTGGTCTTTATTTAATTTTTTTATATTAAATTTTTTACAAATTTCAGCTTTTATCTTTTTTTCCAAGCTGGTTAAAGAAGACAGCGTCTGTTTCATTTTTTCACAACTAAATTCAAAAATTTCAGAAGATGCAGATACACTATTTCTCGTTGACGACTGTTTTACGCCAGTTGTTCCAGAAGGTCTTCCAGAATCAATAGATGATCCACCAGAGCGATTTGGTTGCTGGCTTGATCCAGCTGAAGGATCTTTAGGAGCGCCGATCATGGGCTGGTAGTAACCCATAGACCTGAGATCTTTGTATTTTTTTTGAGATTGAATGCTTTCCTCTGATGTTGGCATTCTACCAGTTTGAAAAACATCAAATCCCTCTTCTGGAGTTAAAACGCCTAATTCTATAAGTCTAGAATATACCCTACTCATTAAAACATTGTCTTCGAAGTCAACGTCTTCAAGTTTTGGAGTTGGAATATTTTTAAAACCTAGCGCCTTGCCGACCAATTTCATTTCTGGTATTAAAAAATCTCTTAAAAATTTTTCTCTTCCATATTTTAATCTGGCAAAAAATACTTTCACCTTTATGGACGTATTTGAAAACTTTTCATCGCCAAACAGTATACTATTTAGCCCCATTCTTATATCATTGTCCAGTATTTCATACTTTTTAGGATCAAGTAAGTTTCCTATGTCTGGAATAACAAACTTTGCATTTGTTGTATAATCTGCTATTAAGACCTTGCCCACGCTTTGATTTTCAAAAAGTTTTCTCATTGATGCTAAGTTTTGAGAACTTGGCATTCCAACATCCTTGTCTCCCATCGTTATCATCAAAACAGCTTGTTGCACAGACCTTGCTATTGCTTGATCTATTTTTTTAAGTTCTAATTTAGAATTTATATCCTCAAGTACGGCAAAACCCATCGGAACAGAAAGCGGCTCGTAATTTTGTTTTTTATAAAAAACCGCAACAAGTCTATCATTATCCAATTCAAGACCAACATTGTTTAAGCCGGGCGGCGTAGAATTAATATTCCTGCCCTTATTTTTTTTCATCAACTTGGCAATTTCTGGTATTTTTTCAGATATTTTCCTGTCCGATTCGGTCTTTGGATTTATCAAACTCTGAAGTTCGTAATCATTTAAAATTTTAACATAGACATTGTCTAAAAAAGATGAAGAAGTGATGATATTAATATCAGCTGGATTCAATATTATATACTTAACAGGAATCGAAGATGAGTCAGAGTTTTCGGTATCAATATCAGCACCAAAAGCCTCTTGTATTTTCATCATGTTATCACGAGTAAAATCAGCTCTAAATTTATAAATAAAAACATTACCACTTCTATAAAGCTCTCTATAGAATTGATCCTGCATATCCCAAGAATTAATTTTTTTAAGCCAAAGATCAAAAAATTTTCTACTTTGATCATTGCCACCAGTCAAATATATATCAGAAAGACTAAACTCTGTCATTAAGTCTACAGTATTCCTAAAGATCGGAACATTCCAATAAGCCTTTTGACATAAAATTATAGCATCTTTAGCAGAGATGTTGGAATCGTAATTTCCACGTCCAGATCCATAAATAAACGGCACTACGCCTTTCTCCAAATTAGAAAAGCGATCTAATTTAGGAACATAGGTGGCAGAATTTTTGCGTAAAGATGTGTTTTGGCTAGTATCAGAAACCGACGAAGCAACAGAAATCTTCAACTCGTCATCTAACGAAGCCATTATAGCTTCTGGTATTTCTAATTTATTTCTATCCTTAGATGCACTAGATGGCAAAGACGTATCTGTTTTTGTATTTTCTTCTTTTTGTTTAGCCATTTTATATTACTTTATGAATATTATCTTATAATTCTACACGTTTTATAAGAAAAAGGGTGTAAAATTATATTCTTGCTTTCTTGCCTTATCGGAATGTAAATCAAAGTATACCTTAACAGCCCAATTGGCAAGCATTAAGGCAGAATAATTATCTTTTCTTGGTTTATTGGCAGTTGTCAGTCTTCTTAAATGTCCAGGCAGATCAAAGCTTTGGGTTCCGCGAGCCGTGGATGAAACTTGAATCAAAGCACACTGATCTTTAGTATCTTTTATGATAAAATCTTGCTGCTCCATAAAGTCTCTAACTCCAAGCTTAGCTCTTTCCAAAGCATCTTCAGGCGCATCGTCTATCCCCTTTGGATATATATAATCTATTGGGATATTCAAAGTAAACATTTGATTTACAATATCTGGATGAGCGCACGACGCACTTGCAAACCAAACCTTCTTATGGTCTATGCAGCTTTGAAGATAGCCATTAGCTCTTCCAATAAAAGAAGAAGTAAAATACTGCTTGATACAAATCGATCTTGAGTCTAAATTATATTGAGATTTTGCCGCTTTTAACATCTCATTATACTCATCGCCCTCTTTATCAGAATTAAACTCGAAAAAGCCCACTTTCATTCCTTTGGCTTTAAATATGGCTGAACCATTGGCGGCTTCAATAAATTGATCACCACCAGCATTATCTATAATAATCAAATGAATATCAAAGTGTGTTAATAAGTAATAAAAATACTTAATATGATCCTGAATGCTTGTTCCAGCTTTTTGATAACCGTGAACATAAACTGAAGTTCCATCTTCTTCATTCAATTCCAAAACCGCCATTGCAAAATAGTCTGAACTTTTAGACGCACTAAAGCTTGGATCTATTGCCAATACATATTTCTTACCCTTGTCTCCAACTATTTTAGTTGTTGGATATTGACCATTTGGAACGGTACATAAAGTCATTTTTTTGGGAGAAAAATATCCGTCTCCACCATCTACGAATCTTGCGCAATATTCTCGCAAGAAAGCAGAGTGACTAATGCCTCCGCTTTTCGCTAGCTGTATAACGCCTTGATCGATCATGTGTTCTGGCAGCGATTCGTAACTCATTTGAGACACAAAATATGTAGAATTTTTCATTGCCTCCATTCTATCTTCACCAACTTTCTCAGAATCAGCTAGAATATTTGGATCCCGAATAATGTCAGACCATATCGAATAAAGCTCAAACAAGTATTCAAAAGTATAACTTGCGGAACTCAATGTTATCATTTTGTTAACATTTTTAAATACAGTTCTATCTTTTTCCTGCATTCTGCCAGCCCTGATCATTTGATCCTCCACCTCTCTTACTCTAATTCTTTCAGCGACATCCAATGGAGAACTCATAAATGGCATCAAAACTCGTTCAACAATATCCTTTGGCATTAATAAGAACTCGTCAATAATTAAAACTGAAGCACGATAACCTCTTGTATTTTCTCCGCCAAGCGGAATCGCAGTAATAGATCCGCCATGTGGTAATTGAACAGGGTAAACATATTCGTCGTTTCTTTTTACTGGATCTTTAAAACACTGATTTGCTAAAGCGCCATCTTTAGCATTGAGCATTTTATCTATCTCCATGAATAATCTACGTGAAGTTCTAAAATTAGCAGAGGCAATAAGTATTTTAGTACCAGGTTCAAATATACATTGCAAAATGCAGAATACAGCAGCGCAAAAGCTTTTTGAAGCACCTCTTCCCCATGTAAGCATACTGAAATTCCTATTAAACATTGCCTTAATAGTTATTTCTTGATATTTTTCAAGTTTAATTCCAAGAAAAAGCTCAGTAGTTAATCCAATATTTGATTTTAAAAATTTTGCAAGCGTGATTCTTGCAGTAGGGTCATCCATCTCGCCCTTCATTTCCATGAGTTGCTCGTTAAAGTGCCTATCCGGAATTATAATATCTTGATTTCCTACTTCCCACATAATTAAATAAGTTTATGTTCAATTAAATATTGAAAATCTAAATTTTTCACAATCTCTTTATCAAGAGAAAGTATTTTAGGTATCAAGTCCGATGACTCTTTCCTGCCTCCGGAAAAACAAAACTGAACATTATCTGGAAAAGATTTACATAACTCTCTAAATCTGTGAAATATAAAGTCAGTAGAAGCTTTTGCAAATTTTCCAGTTCTAGAATATGAAAATGATAAAAATTTATTAATATCGCATTCTGCTACTACAACTATATACCCATTGGCACTTTTTGCTCTTTCTATCTCTCTATTAAACCTATCGAATCCAGAAGAAAGCGTGGAAACTAGATCACTCAATGACTTTCTTTCAACGGCTAAAATTCCATCGCACGAATAATCTCCAAATTCTAACTTTTCATTCACTATATCGTAATTTGTCAACTTAATTGGTTTTTGTTCTCTAGTATCTATGGTTATGTTTTTTTTATAAATAAAATTTAAATTTAATTCATTTTTATTATAAGTATATCTTCTATTCAATCCAGTAGAGTCTATAAATGTGTTAAGATCTTCGAAGAAAAATTGATATGTTTTTATAGAGGGCAGATATGATACAGTTCTCATCTCGGAAGATGAGGGAAAATTACCTACACATTTCAATTCAGAGTGCGCAATAATTTTATTCAATAGAAATTCTTTCGCTAATCCGTCTTTTTCCGCTTTAAGCCACGCGAGCATATTTTTTTTATTAACAAAATCAGTTAATAAATACTGCTCAAAACTCTTGAATGGTATTACCTCTTTAGTTAATAAATCTCTCTTATTTAAATTAAATTTCAGATATTGATCTATTTTTAATCCATGCTGATTTTTAACATGTTTAATAAACTCATCTTTGTCGCTACAAGAATAACTACAATTATTTTCTTTACATGTAAAATCCATACAATGTCAAGTATTGAATATTTCCTTGGGATCTATTCCGCGAATAATAGCTTTAAATTCATCAACAGATGAAAGTTTTTCGACTTCTTCTTTCAATGCGTCCCTTTGTCTTTCAGCCAGTGCGATCATTCTCTCTCTGTTTTCTTCTTGTTTCCAAGCATAGACCAAATTTAGAATAGATGCATTTTCGTTTCTTTTTTCTTCTATTCTTTTCGATCTATTTACAGTTAAACTTTTATATAATTTATCTTGCCTTGAAATACATTGATTGTATTCGGTCTGAGCATTATTAATAGCTTCGTTTAGACTCATGCTAATTTTTTTACCTTCAGATTCCGACGCCATATCATCCAAAGCCATTCTCAAATGCTCTATTCTTCTCTGAATATCAGCGGCTATCACAACTTCATTTGATAAAGTTATGAATTGATCAAGTTCTTCCTGAGTTAAATCGTCCTTGTCGTGCGTATAGCGTATAAAAGCGTCTTCAAACAGTTCTCTATCCTCAAGCCGCGAGTAACTATTAATTTGATAAAGAAATCTAAATATTTTTAAATATGAAAATAATGATTCGACGCATTTTATTTGTGCGCGTTTTAAAGTTTCTTCCTTCCAGCCATAGTTTAAATATTTATTTATTCTAGCTATCACCTGAATCATTGTTGCTGGCGGGCGATACTGCTCACTAGCTGTCTCAGGTCTTTTCATATTCGAGGGACTGTATACTATAGATTCAAATTCTCCAGTATCAGATACTCTCAAGCTCTTCCTGTCTTCTTGATCATTCAAAAATTTAACATATTCATGAACAGCCCTATGCTCTTGATGTAGCGCGCTTATTGAATCATTTTCAAATAATTTTCTTGTGAAAATAAGCGTGGTAAATCCCGCATCCTTAAATGTAGATTTTATTTTCTCCTTTTGTTCTTCTGAAAGTATATACGGCTCAACCTTTTGTATGACATTGACTCTAACTTTTCCAATATTGAATTCGGATATATACTCTTTAATCGCTCTGCCTTCTTTGCTTCTTCCGTCTATAATATCATTATTGAAG